TGTCGCTGACATCGCCGCCGAACACCACACCCAAATCATCCTGAATTCGACCGGAGTCCTGCAACACGCCGGTTATGCGCGAAACACTGGCCGGGGTGTCCGAAACAACGACTTGGTCATGGGCGACAAATGGACGTTCGACCTGAAGGGCTTCACTGAGGAGAACCGTGTCTTGGCTGACCTCTGCGTACCCGGCACCTATCACATCACGGGCGACGACAGTGTCCGTGCGCGGCAGGGAAACTTTAAGAATCCCCGACAAAGTGTCCGTTACCCCGAGCTGATCCGCGAACACCATATCGCGGGAGTCGTCTAAAAGATCACTAAAACGAATTCGATCAACTAACGACACAACAGCTGCGTCGCCAGTTAATACCTCACGCGCAAACACTACATCCGTTGATTCTGCTACTTCATATAGCGCAGTACGGGCAATGATTTGAGGGTCGTCCAGGCCCTCCAACGAATCCCAATCTCCAGCAACGTCGTACTTCACCCGCCCGGACATCGTGGCGTTATCGACGCGCTCCGTGCTGTTGAGGAATCCCGGTCCCGTATAGGCGATAAACTCCCCTGCGAACTGACCGAGGTCGGTCGCTTCCTGGATCGTCGCACCCGCAACCCACTTCAGTGTGTAAGTTGCTGAAAACGCCCCAACGTCAGAAACCTCCGCGCTACCCAGCGTACCCGTTCGGGTCTGTAGTTCTTTCGCTTCGCCCGCAGCGGTTGCACTGTCAGATCGATCCGTTGTACTGAGCGACCCCGTGACAGCGGGCACGGTGCCAGTAGCGGATAAAACCGCAGAATCCCGACTCTCTATGGAGGATAAAACACCCTGAACAGGCTCGACAGGATTACGGTATCGCCCATCGAATCCGCCAGAATCAGTAGATTCGACCGCAGCCAAAGTCCCGGTAATAGGTTCAACATCGGGCCGCGACCGTAGAACCAGGAGGTTGCCGGTGGGGTCAGTATAAGGGGAGGTAAGGATGAGGTCGGCGGTATAAACTTGGTCGTTAGTACCACCACCTAAATTTAGGTTGACGATTGTCGCCATTAGCTTGGCACCACGTTATCCATAGAGGCGGGAACCTGTTTAGGGTTGGTATGATCAAAACAGATAACGAAATAAATGTCATCGCTTATACCGTTAAACGAGTAGCTTCCGTTATTTGCGCTCCACGTTTCCCGGACTAACACCCCATCACTTTGTCTATAGAGCCGAACTCGGTAAGCGCCAGGGAAAAAATTCTCCGTTATGGTTCCGCTAATACCAAGAGACCCCCGATTAGCATACCCAAAAACAGAGCATTCCCACGGACCGCTGATATCAATTCCTACCCTAGCATAATCCTGATTAATAAACCCTAACCCAAAAAATCGTAGGGTGTGGTTGTTCGCGTCTGGAGCGACAGCTACGGTCCCATCATCAGGTTTTAGTTTATGCAACGGGGCATACATTCCGGGCATCTCCCCTCGGAAAACCTCAGTATTCGTATCCAAAGAACTCTGTTCAACCACGGATAACAAACTGACTCTTAGCCCCCCGGTTACTGGATCAGGATAATCAGCGTCGATAGCGCCATCACCACCAATATAGACCGCTCCAGTCAAGCTATTAGCTGATTTAGTAAACTTTTGTTGCCCAACAACCCCTAGATAATCTCTCGCTAGAGTACTCCCTCTATAATAAGTATCTCCTAAAGTTGAGATATTAGCCGATGTAAAAAAGTTATTCATCCCTGCCCCGTTCCCCCCTGGATAAACCATAGAAGCAATAGAACCTATTATTCCACAGCAGTAAGGGTCGCTAGTAGCTAATACCGATAGCACGTCACCAAAAAAATACCCTTCGTATGATAGAGCACTGTCTCCTATATTGTACCATCTAGTCAGTAGGTAAAAAGCCGAATTATTAGCGATAATAGCCCAAGGTCTACTACCCGCACTATTCGTTTTCATCCAATACAGAGGTGCGTCTAGGTATGTCCCAAATATATTCGTCCCACTATCAATCCCACTCATGGACTCATACCCATTAACCCTGGCGTATGTTTTAGTCCCTATATAGCTATCATCTATATACAGATACATTCGCGTAGAATCAGTATCCAGACTACGGAACGCCGCCCGAGCTGCATCTTCAAACGGAACCTCCCACGATCCCTGCGCAGCTTCACTACCAAACCCGTCAATCAGACACGCCCGAATAACCCCAATCAGCGACCCTATCACGTCAGTCAGACTAGGTGCTCCAGACATCGTCGAGTCGTAATAATGGACATCACTTACGCCATAGGTTGCCATCTCACGCCACCGTAATCACGCCCATGGCGTCGAAATCCCGAGGAACCGCCAGATCATCGCCTTGAGCAACCCCGACCACGAAATACTCACCCGGAGCCACCTGGGTAAACTCCCAAACTCCTGTGGTGCCGTCTGAGACCGTTTCCGCAATCTTCGCCCCGGTTGTGTAGTCGTACAGATAAACATCGCGGGCGGCAAATACTCCGTCACTGGTATCGAGGCGGAGGGTGCCTTGGATGATGGCAGTGAACGCCGGGGGTGGTTCGTTGGGATCGCCAGGATCGGTGGTGGGATCAGGGGCTGACCCATCCAGACCGTAAACGATGAATTTGACTGATGCCGTCGCAGTTTGGCCGGGGGCTGCTGATCCGTCAACAAGGGTCAATGTGGCAACGTAGAAGCCTTTACTGCGGAATATGAAAGGTTCGACATCGTTCCACGGCTTAAACATTGCCGTAATATCGAATGGAACGTCTGTAGTACTAGGGAATTGTCCCATAAAAACGCTATCTTGGATACTGACATACTCCCTACCTGTCGCAGTATCACTCCCCTTAAAGCCGTCGAGGGAAACAGTCGCGTAGTCATTCGCTATAAATGGGTAACTAGGTGTAGTTACCTCTATTTTAGCCGTCCGAAAAGGAGCCGTCCCTCCGCTCACGGTAAACAGCTTCCCACCATACTCATCGCCTTCAAAAAGAGTAATATCTCCTACCGGGGTAATGGTCAAACTCCCGGCTGTGACGACATGGAACGTCAAGGTCAGTTGGAAGGGGATATCCGTCGAAGCAACCCCGGAGACGATAATAGAATCATCGCCGACGTAATCAGCGGTCGGGGTGTACGAGAAGTAATAGGCAAGATAACCCGGCGAAGCGACCCACTCCTCCCGAAGTACAGCAACCCCGTGTGCAGGCTGAGTAATCGTGGGAAGAGTAAACCAGCTATAGGTTTTTGAGATACTCGGAAAGAGGGTCGGCATTACTGTTGTGCTTGCGTCGGGCCCAACGACATACTTAGTATTCTTGTAGACCGTTATTTCAGAATCCTGAAATTGAGTTGATCCTGATGCCGTCCCATCAGTAATACTAAATATTATCGTAGCGGTAGCGGTTTCCCCTGCGCTATCCGTTACTTTTACCGTAGCGGTCCACGAACCCGCCGTACTATAAGTCCCCCCCATAACCCCATCGGAAGTTTCCGTAATTCCGGGGGGGAGACCGGTAAAGTTCCAGGTATAGGGGGCAGTCCCCGACGAGGCGCTAAGAACCGTTGAGAAAGAATCCCCAACCTTGCCCGAGGCCTGATTAAACGGAGCACCCGTAATGACGGGGTTGTTGACCGTAGCCGCAGCGATAATGAAGGCTTGCGAGGTAGTAGCGGTTTTTCCTGCGTTGTCAGTAACGGTAACGGAAATCGTCCAATTTCCAGCGGCGCTGAAAGTCCCACCTAAAACCCCATCGGAGGTCTCAGTAATCCCTGAAGGAAGTCCTGTAAAACTCCAGCTATAAGGGGCGGTCCCCGACGAGGCACTAAAAGCACGCGAGAACGTGTTACCGACTTGGGATGAGACCGCAGGAAATGGAGCCCCTGAGATAACTGGATTATTAGCCGTCGCTGCGCTTACATAGAAATTTATGTACCCGTAGCCCCATTTCCCCGCACTATCTGTAACGGTGATCGTGACCGCCGCACTGCTCAGGCTGCTAAACGTGCCCCCCAGCACCCCATCGGAAGTTTCCGTAATCCCCGCAGGGAGTCCTCCAAAGGCCCAACTGTAAGGAGGTGTGCCGGACGAAGCGGTAAAAGCTCGACTGTAGGTATCCCCCACCTTAGCGGATACGTCAGCGAAAGGGGTTCCTACTACAGTCGGATTACCCGCGTCCACTACCTCCGAAGCAACACTGAAGGGTATTGTGGTAGACGCAGATTTTCCCGCACTGTCTGTAACGGTAACAGAGGTAGTCCAAGAACCTATAGTGCTGAAAGTGCCGCCCAGTACCCCATCCGAGGTCTCAGTAATCCCTGAAGGAATCCCTGAGAAACTCCAACTGTAAGGAGCCGTACCTGATGTAGCCGAAAGTGTCTTAGAGTAAGAACTACCAACTTGGGACGAGACCGTAGCAAAAGGGGTCCCCGAGATAATAGGCGTTGGAGATGCTATAATCGCCGTACCTAACCTCAACGTACAAGACTTACTGTCTGTTTTTGGAGGGGATTGTGAGTCAGTAACCGTTACGGTTATTGGGTATTCCCCAGACGTAGTCGGGACTCCGTACAGCGTACCAGAACTATTAAAAGTCCACCCTACGGGAATAGCCCCACTAATAGAGTATTTATAAGGGGGGACACCGTCAGTTGTAGAAGAGGATAGCTCAACATTATGAGTATTGTTCAGTTGTATATCTATAATACCGGTAGCAAAAGACAATACCGGAGGGGCGATACCCGTTAGAGTTACATAGTGTACTGTTGCAGCTGTCTCCCCGCCTGATAGTTTATGGGAGAGTTGTATCGTCGTGCGAGAGTTCACTGTAGGAGCTACGTAGGTATAAGCCGACGCATTCCCTGTAATTGTTCCACCACCGGATACTACACTATGAGTTACCGTAAATACATTCGCAGGACCCCCCGCATCCCACCCGCCACTTACCGTAATGGGGACATTGTTAGTTGAGCCTGAAATAAAATCCAGACCGCTAGGTACATCTAGTTGAGGCGTGGTATATCCCGCTGCGGCATAAACTGAAATCGTATAGGGATTCCCAGAACCTACGAACTCTACGTTGGCATTTATCCCTCCAATATACCCATCCGGCATTTCAAAATCGACGGCGAATAGATTTTGGGTGGGGGAATATGGATCGTTAATTCCGACAAAAGTAGCCCTGATTATATCAGGGTTTGAATATACGATATTCCCTGTATGGCTACTATATGCCGAGACTGACTTGAGTTCAGACCTTACAATAAAACTCATTCTATCCCCCTACCCCGCCTTTCAGCGGGGCCTATTGTTATTAGGCATTACCTTCGGTAATCGACGCCGTACTGATCGACACTTCGCCACCGGTCACGATATTGACCGTATTCAAGATAATGTCGGCGTCCGATGTACCCACATTCAGATCGGCCACAAAGGCTCCAGTACTATCTGTGATCCGCGCCCAAGTCGCTGTTCCATCCGCATCCGCTGAGGCATCAGCCGTGATCGCCGAGAACGTCAACACGCCCCCCGTAACCGTCCCGCAGGGGTCGCTAAGCGTCAAGGTCGCCAAGAGAGTCTGCCCAGACAGAGCCGCCCCCGTTGCAGGTCGTGCGCCGCCGTAAATCGTCAGGACGCCCGCCCCTGCCCCCGCATCTATTACCGTCTTCACCGCCTCCATGCGGGTTGTTTGTAACGCCGTAGCGTAACTAATTTTCTTGGCCATTAGGGGTATCCTTAGCTATTCGACAGAGTCAGCGTATACTTCACGCCCAGGGTGTCTCCTGTCGTAGGGAGATTCCGCACCGTGGAGTATTTTGCCGCCGAAAGTAAGACGCCAGTCGTCGCCGATTTCGTCGCGGTAGATAAAAGCCCCACACCCCAGATATTGACGTTGTCCTGGGAGGCCGTAAACACGGCTGCATTATCTACGTTGTTCGTAGACTTTAATGCAGGCACTGTCTCAACAAACTCAACGCGAGTGGCCTCCGAGTAAGTCGTTATCTCGGTAGCAGAACCTGCAAACGTCGCTGCCGTTAATGCGTCGGTGACGGTAATATTCCCGCTGAATGGAGCGATATAGAATTTGGAATAGGCCGCTACATTACCCAAGCCCACTGAGAGCAAATAGTTGGCCCCCTCGGTCGTGATCAAGTTGTGCGTAGCACATTCCCCAAGGCCGTCCGGGGCTGTACAAGAAAACACCCCGCCAATCCGAGCGTGGCCAATCAATATCTCCCCGTCATCATTCCGCTCCCAGGCATGGTTGCGGAACAAGCGGGCTAAATTGGCCCAATGCTTGGGGCGGAGGGCGGAAGCAAAAGTACTGAGATTCATGGTGATAAACTCCAAACTGTCATCACGACAGTTAAAATTGTTTAAGGGGACATCCTGTAAGCGCTTTCGATGCGATAAAACAACCACACTTACCGCAGCGTTCGATAAGCTTCTTTGTCAGTGGGACTGGCGTTACCTTTCTCTCTGGGCACTCCCGGCAAATCGCTAAACGCCGATCTCTCTCGGGTCTGTTAAGCATTTAAAACCACACCTTGGGGAAACACATCAAAAATTTTATTATCTACCGAGATTGTAGGCCCATTTTGTTCGATAGACAACGTAGAAATCAGTTGGCGGAGGCCATTATAATCCCGGTATACCACCGATCCTCTGGAAATTTCTCCCGCCGAATAAGCTTTCCTGGAGGGCCGAACAATGATCCCTCCAGGTTTGCCGATGCACAGTTGGCCGTCCGCCTCCCACCACGCACACTGCCGACTCGGAAAGGAACCTTCCCCTAGAAACAAATCGTAGGGAATCCGCTCCGATCCACCCTGAACAGCACCAACCGTGGACACGGGGCGCTGAGTCATCGCCGTTGGGTCTGATCCCTGGAGGTAATACACCTGATCGTACAGCCCAACATAAATCCCGTCCTCCGTCGCTCCAAGCATCGTAACCGGACTTTCAAACTGGTAATACCCGCTGTCCTTCTGCAACCAATGCGGACTTTTCTCTGACGTAAACCAAACAACCCGGCCCGACGCCACCCATAACCGTCCTTTATGATGAATCAGACACTGACCAGGAAGCGGGCGCACCACATTAAACGTCTCCAGAAGCTGTCCCAGAGGTTGTGCGCCTAGCAGAGGGAGCGTATCGGGGTCTGTCACCAACGCCCGCCGTAACTCGCCCTGGGTGCCTTGCGCGGGAGTTCGATAGAAGGCGAACCGAACGCCCGTAGCGGAGGGGGTGGCGACCTCAATTCCACCCCCTTCAGGAACCTCGACAAACACGATCTCGCTGGCTCCAGACTCCAAACCCGACGCATGGATCGCAGTCATGGCGATTTGGTATGTTCCGGCAAACAACCCACCATTGGGGACTGCGACGCACAGTGGGGTTGGAGGATTCTTCATCCCCCACGTCCCAAAGTCTCCCGCCGCCGTAACCTGACCAACCTCCACACCGTCTGTCCAGTAAACTTCATCATTCAGCAGGGCATAAATAACCGGGCCAGATACGGCAACGAGCGAAGTCGTGGTTTCCCCATTTAACCGAGTCAGTAACCCATCGACCACGACCAAAGAAAAACGCCCGTTAGGGTGTGCCCAC